CTATCTCGCGCGCCATCTTCATCTCCGCTGCGGTGGGGCCTTCGTTCTCGCTGCAACAGTCGCGGAGAACATCGACCCCGAACTCCTTGTAGATGTCGCTCATGGCTTGGCCTCCTTCAGCGCGGCGCGCAGTTCTCTGTATTTCTTCTCCCAATGCGACCACCCGCTGTCGTAGGTGAAGAGATTATCTGCTGCTGCGCGGATGCGTTCCAGCTCCTCGACGCGGGCGCGGAGCCGGGTGATCTCCTGCGCCATCTTCATCTCCGCTGCGGTCGGTCCTGCGTATCGTGCACACAGGAAATCAACTCCGAACTCCTTGTAGATGTCGCTCATGGCTTGGCCTCCTTAATGGCCGCGAAATATGCTGGACGCCAATCACCGTCCTGCGTGTTTTCCCATTCGGCGCCGCACCTTTCGCAGCGTCTGACGGATCGTCTAGACACATACGTCGTGTTGTCTGGCAGGGGCATTGGCACATCAATGGTCATCCGCCGCGCCGTCTTGTGGAGGCAGGAGAGGCAGAGCAATACTTTAGTCATGGCGCAGCATCTTCAAGCGCGTAGGTCGCTGTTTTCTGATGGTTATAGCAGTTAGTGCATTGAGCCGCCACGCTAGGGTGTGGCGTGGCTTGAATCCGTCGAAGCGCCCTTTCCAGCACCTCGACGCGGGCGCGCAGCCTCTCAACCTCAGCAGCGGCAATTGCAGCCTCTGCTTTCTCCCGCTGGGCTTCCCACAACTTGTATTCCACGCCTTTGGGAATTCGGTGACCAAAACCTATGCTGGTCTTGTCGGGGTCTATTCCCTCTGCAACGCAGAGTGCGCGTGCGACTGCTTCAACAATGTCGCTCATGGCTTGGCCTCCTCCTTGAACGCGCATCTGTCCACGCCATCCTTTTCCCTGCGATTGATCTGCCCACCGTTAGGCACAAATGGGGTCAAAATCGGCAAGAAGAATGCTGCGGGAAGCCGCAGGTCCATCTGGTTCTCTTTGAAGTACCGGCAGAGTCCATCACCACTTGGATGCAGCCTGCCGTTCTTCGTGCGCTCCCACTCCGCGTAGATGCAGCCGACGCAAGTTGATGGCTCGCTCATGGCTTGGCCTCCTTGTCGAGCCGAGCGATGAGCGCGTCGGCGAACATGACCGCGTCATACGCGCATCCATTGAAGGTTCCGCTTGAGCCGTCGTAGCTAGAGTTCGCGAGCTGCCCCGCGAGACACGCAGTCGCGATGCGCTCGCGTCGGTCGGCGCGGAGGCGCTCGATCTCGGCTCGCATCAACGCGATCTGCCGCCCCGCGATATCATATGCCTTCTGATTGTCGCTCATGGCTTGGCCTCCTTCAGCTTGGCGTGTATTGGGGTTGCGTTGAGTAACCGACCGCTGGCTGGATGGATGCGGTCGTTCAACGCTCCAACGAGTTCTTCAGGTGGGCGCGGCAACCTGACATCCCTCTCCAGCACCTCGATGCGGGCGCGGAGGCGCTGGTTGTCGGCATTAAGCTCGCACACTTCGCGAGATAGCTTCTCTATGATTTCGTAAACGTCGCTCATGGCTTGGCCTCCTCTCGTGTAACGACCAGCTTGATGGTCGGGCGTTTCTCGCGATTTAGAACCGCATAGCCGGTGATGTGGCCGGTCTTCGCGCGATTGCCATGGGGAAAAACCACGCTGACGGTTGAGTCGGAGCCGTGATCCTTTATCAGAGAGGTGATCAAGGCTCGCAATTGACCAAGTTTCACGGCTTGGCCTCCTTCAGCGCGGCGCGCAGATTCTCCTCCAAATGCTCCCAGCCCTTTCCGGCTGGGTCATAGGTATCGGCATTCTCGTAGTCGATGAGTGCCTGTGCTGCTGCGCGTATGGTCTCCAACTCCTCCACGCGGGCGCGGAGGCGGGTGATCTCGTTCAGCAGAAACGCACGGTCTTCATGCGATTTCGGGCAGATCAGCGACGGGCCGTAGCGCCACCGCTCACCTAGTTCGTGCCTCTCGCGTATCTCGGCTAGCTTCTTGTCAACGTCGCTCATGGCTTGACCTCCTCGTGTAAGACATACTCGTCGGAGACCCAGGCTTCCTCAACCCAAATCCCGTCGAATTTCTTGTTATACTTGTTATCCTCAATTTCTTTTGCGCAGGACTCTGCCATCTCCCTATCAGCAAAGACCCTGTAAACATACGTCCGGGTTCTTCCTTCAGAGTAATCGCCTTCAACGAGAACTATCCAGACGACGTTCTTGGTCATGGCTTGGCCTCCTTCAGGGCGCGACCGCTACTCGCAAGAGTAGATCTGTTCCGACCGCCGCAGCGGCAGCCATCGCGGCACGGTCGTGAATGACTTGTCGCGGAACAGGACGCGGTTGGTCGGCTGGATGGTCAGGCGACCGCCATCGGTTCGCAAGAACATGAACTCCTTTGCCTGAGCCGGCGCGTGTGTGTAGGCGTCTCCTACCGGGATGGCCGTGAACAGGTATTCCGCGCCCAGCTCGGCGTCTGCCGCGCGCACAATCGCGCCGAGCCCGTCGAGGTAGTCGTAGGTGTGCAGGGAGAACTGCGAGTTGTAGCAGTCCCATTCCTGCGCGTCCTTGATCGTCCACGGATCGGGGTCGCTGCAGAACGCCAGCGCGTGAGGCGGAAGGTCTCGGTAGACCGCGCCGCACTCAAGCAGCACCGTGCAGCCCCATGCTCGACCAGGATGGCTGTGCAGGCCGAACCAGACCGCAGGTAACCATTCGTCGGCGCCGAAGCCGATGAAGGCACCGCAGACCGAAACGTATTGATGGCGTGGCAGGCTGCCGCTGGCGGTGAAGAGCGTCATGGCTTGGCCTCCAGCGCGGCGCGGGCTGCTGCCTCAATGTGCGGCGGCACGGAATTGCCTGTCTGGTGCGCGTGGATGTAGACCGCCAGCGGCCAGCGCAGCGAATCGACGCGGGCGCGGAGGCGCTCGATCTCCTGCGCCATCTTCATCTCCGCTGCGGTGGGGCCTTCGTTCTCGCTGCAACAGTCGCGGAGAACATCGACCCCGAACTCCTTGTAGATGTCGCTCATGGCTTGGCCTCCTTGTTCAGAACTTTGTCGATACGAGCCATCATTGTTGCTTGCTCCACGACTCCGCGCTCTGTCATTGGTCTCCAGTAGATGAGACCGTTGTGACGAGCGTCGATCAATGCATCCGTCAACTCCATGACGCGAAAGCGGAGGCAAAGAATCTCCTCCGCTGCGTCGGCAATGATGTGAGCATCCTCCTCGCTGTACATGCGGGCTGCTTGAGCGCAGTCCATTAGGGTTCTATTGCTCATGGCCCATCCTCCTCGCGCATGGCCCGCACCACTTCTAGGAGATCCTCTTTGTTGGCCACGCCAAACGAGAGCATGCGCTCCAGGTCCACGGAGTGGGCAAGCATCTTCTCGTTGTGGGCGCGGATGCGGATGATATCGTCGATGGCGTCATCGATATATTCGATCCTCATCTTCCGCATGGCTTGTAGCGTTCGGAATGTTCTGGTCATAGGCCGGCCTCCTCCTTGATGCGGTTGACGACTGGCCAGAGTTCCTCGTGGACGAGGTCGTGGATGATGTCCTCGGGGGACTTGTCATCGGCGAGGTGGAGTACCATCCGTTCCTGTGCCTCGTCAAGGATGGCTTCGCGCAGCGTCACCATGATGGCAAGGATCTCCTTCTTGGCTTTGGCCTGGGCCTTCTCGATGCGCTCGTAGCAATGGAGGGCGGAGCATTGCTCGCGGTGTGCGTCGGTCTCCCGACAGTACTGCTCGTAGCTATACTGGTTCATGGGGTTCCTCCTTGATGAGGTGGTAACCGGCAGCTTGGAGGGCAGCGAGAACAGCGGCGGTATCCTGCCGCCACCACCCTTTCTCCTCTTCGGAGAGAAGGTGCCATGGCTTGTGGGGGTATTCGTTGACTGCCCATATGGCAGCGATGACATCGAGGTGGTCCATCAGTCTTTCTCCCGTGAGATGGTAAGGAGTTTATCGCACTCCGCTTCTATGACACCTAGGAGGCGGGCTACGAGGCGGGCCTCACCCTCGCTGGCAAAAGAGAACTGGAGGGTGCCTTGTTGCAGGTGGCGATGCATGGTGAGAAGGTACTCCTCGACAGCGGTGGCCAAGGGCAGCGGGTCGAGGGGGGTTGTTGGCACAAGCAGCTTGTTGAAGTCAATCTTTTTCTTTCTTGCCACGTGGCTTTCTCCTCTTGTTTAGGATGGCGATGAGTTCTTCGACGACTTCATTTCGGAGGGCGGGGCTGCACTCCACCGAGACCACGACCATGAGTTGCTTGTGGCCCCGGAAGATGCTGCCGTCGATGTTTCGGAACGTGGTCTTCATAGCGTAGGTTCCTCATGAGGTTGGCGAGGGCGGCCTCCGGGTCAGAGGGGGGTCGGAGGTAGCGGATGGCGTAGACGGCTTCGTTGTTGCGTAGGGATACCGCTTCCAACTGGCGCTTGGCAACCATGTTCTGGATGCGGATGGCAACAGCGGGCCGGGCAATCCCCGTGAAGGTTGCTAGCTCGGTGGCAGTGAAGTCACTCCCCAGGGTCTGGATTGCCGCTACCACCCTGCGGGTCAAGCGCCCGCCATTGGGGGCACCAAGGAGCGGCTTCGCAGTATTCGGCGCAACGGACGTTGCTACCTTCACGCTTCTGGACATAGAGCTTTCCCTTGTCGTTCTGGTAGGAGATGAAAGCGGTGGCCGTCTCCTCGGAGTTGAAGAGTTTCACGGCGGACTTGCGCCCCTCCTTCATGACGGCGAAGGTCGTTGGCTTGTACCAGCGGTCCTCGGCGCTGCACTCGGGGTTGCTCTGGTGGTAGAGGATGCGCTGGGAGATGCGCTCCTCGGCTACGTCGTGGGTCCACACCGGGATGTCCACTACCTGCATGGGCAGGTTGGGGTAGGTAACGTCACGCACCGAGAGGAACTTGGCCCAATCGCGCAGCATGACGATGACCTGTATGGCCTTGACCTCCATGCCGTGGAGGCGCAGCAACCAAGCGTAGGTATTGAGTTGGTTCTCCCAATCGGGCTCCACCAGTTGCTTCTGGAAGCGAGAGACAGAGGTGACCTTGTAGTCCTGGAGGATCTGCTGGTCGACCAGCAGGCGGTCGAACTTGCCGCTGATGGTGACACCGTGGCGAGAGGCGAAGAGCCGCTTCTCCACGATGGCTTCCGTGTCGGCCTCCTCCAGCAGGCGGTGGAAGGCTGAACCCAAGAGGTTCATGAGGTAGTCGGAGGCGTCCCGCTGGATGTCCCCCGAGTGGGCCTTGGCTAGGCGCACCATCTGCGGGGGTTTCCAGAGGGAGGTCACCGAGATGTCGGCGTCCCCGATGTCATAGTCGTCCTTGGCGAGGGCGGATACGACGGGCTGGGGCAGGTTGAACTTGTTAGAAAGCGGGTTCATGCAGGTCTCCTTCATCATGGCGCTTCTTGAATTCGGCGGCGATGCGGTAGTGGCGGAAGGCTTCGTCGTACTTGCCTTCCCATTCGAGGTCAACCGCTTTCTGCTGGTGCTTCTGGTACAGGTGGTACGTCGTTTCCACGGGCTTTCCTATATCGTTCGAGGGTCGAGGTGAGTTTGCGGATCCACTCTTCGAGTTGCTCGGGGGTGAGATCCTCGGGGTCGATGGAAAAGAGGGCGCTCAATTTATGGTATCTCCTTGTTGGGGCAGGGTGAGGTAGCTGATGTATTGGAGGACGGCTGCGTTGTGGGCGGCGAAGAATTCCCCAAACTTGGAGGGGGGCACGATGCCGGCCATCTCGGCAGCCAGTATGCGAGCCAGCATATCCAAACGCCAAGTGGGATCAATGTTCTCGAACTTTTCCCAGATGTCGAGGGCACGGTTACGGAATTCGGATTCGGTCATGGCGGTTCTCCTCAGAAGTTCCATGCGAGGTTATGGCGAAGGGCAACATCCTTCATGTTCTCCAAGAGGCAATCCTCGAAGAGACCGGGGATGTGGTCACTCGAAATATCGTGAGCACGTTGCATATCTTCTGCTAGCTCCCGGCCCAATGTCACCACGGCTGGGATATCTCGGTTGACCAGATCTCCGACACCCCAAGCGCAGTTGGGATCGTCCATCTCCTCAAGGTAGAGGTGGTCGGGAATGATCCAACCGATGGCGCAGCGGGCATCGCCGGCCCGGTACTTGCAGCCATGCTCGTTCTTGCTGCGCTCGCCCTGTTCGAGGAGACGCTGGATGACGTAGTCGAAGATTTCCTGGGGGGTGTTGGGGATCATGGGTTTCTCCTTGGGAAGGTGGTCCCCCCACCACTGGGATGAGGGGACCTGGGTGATCAGAAGGGGATGGAGTCGTCGTACACTCCGGTGTCGAGGGGCTCGGGGTTGGCGACCTCCTTGACCACGGTGAGGCGGCAGACCCGGACCTTGGTGTTCTGGTAGTCGATGGGGACGGAGACCACGTCGGCGGGGTCCACCTGACAGAGCATGGTGCGCTGCCCACCGAAGCTTCGGAGGTACTCGAAAGAGCAGACGTGGAGGCCGGTGGAGCAGGTGCTTTCGGGGTCGTCGTCCACCTCGGAGCGGGGCATGGTGTGGGTGGTGCCCACCTTGTAGCAGTTGGTGCGGCTGGTGTGCACATCGTAGTAGGTGTCGGTGACCTTCTTGTAGAAGAGGAGGTCACCCTCGGGGGTGATGGCGATGTTGTTGGTGGCGACGAAGCGCCAGAGCTGGTTGCGGCTGCGCATCGAGGGGTTACGCAGCACCTTGTCGAGGAAGGACATGAGGGGGCCGATGTCGAAGCCCTTCTCCTTCATCGAGAGGATGTGCGGGACCATGACGTGGTCCACCTCGGTGCCGTTGCGCAGCAGCCGGTAATCCTCGATGACGAGGGAGCCATCGGCATACTCCTCGATGGTAGCCCGGGGGGTGATGTGCTCGATGGCAGCGTCCCACTCGCCCTGCCGGATGCACTGGAGGGCATCAGCGAAGCCCTGCATATCGGAGGTGGCGGTGTAGGTCTGGCCGTCACGGATGATGGTGACGGTATTGGTGGTGATGAGATGGGGATACATGACAGATCCTTTCACTTGATGAGGGAGATGATGCGGGTGAGAGCGGCAGCCTCTGACTCAGCCCACGACTTGGTATCCAGTAGGGTGAAGAGGGGGTTAGCCCGGATAACCTTTAGGTACTCCTTCTTGTAGTCGATGTTGCAGGAAGCCCAGCCAGAGCAGAAAGCCTGCACGTCGTAGTAATGGACAGGGTGGAAGTTGGCGGGCTTGGGTGGAGGGGGAGGGAGCAACCCGCTGGCAGCGAGGGCTACATACAGGGGCGTATCCCAACCGTCAACCTGTTGATAGCTGTTGTAGAGAGCGAGGGCTGGAGCCTCGGTGTCGAGGAAGACCTGGGCGGCAGCCTCCCACTCGGCGGCGGCATCCCTGAGGGTGTTGTACTTGCCCTTGAAGTCAGGGGGGATGAGAGCGATCTGGCCTCCGATGCGCCGGCACATCGCCATGTAGATGGCACGGGAGAGCCTGACACCGCGCCAGTAGGTAGCCTTGTCCACCACCGTCACCGGGAGGTAGTGGGTGCAGGGGGTGGGGGATACCACAAGGGTGCCCCGGTCGTTGAGGATGCGGTGGGCGATGGGGCGGGAGGCCTTGCGGATGGGGGCTGCGGTGGGGATGGAAGAGAGGGGGATGATGGGCAGGCCCATGTCATCGAAGGGTGTCCTGTCCTCCACCACGTACACGTCGGTGCCGGGGCCGTAGTTGGGCTGGTTACGGAGGGTGTTCTCGATGCGCTCCTGCATCTTGCGGTTGTCGTCTTCGAGGTAGGCCACGTCCTCCCAGTAGAAGTAGAGGTTGGACCCGGAGGCAAAAGTGCCATTCCACCTCTTGCGCTTCCGGTCGGAGGGATTGAACTTCCGGTAGCTGGCACCGTGGATCTCCACGTGGGTGTTACCCACCCTGTAGGTCCTACCGCCGGGGGCATTGAAGATGTAGGACTTGTCGAAGATGGAACCCTTGAGGATCTGCCAGATCTGGGGGACGGTGGTGCACTTGGCAACCAAGTCATCCTGGAGGCTGAGATAGTCCTGACGGTGCAGGTCGATGGCATTCTGGATGCGCTGGATGGTGGCGGGGGAGTAGACGATCTCCTCGCGAGAAGCGGTCACTTCGATGGTGCCGATGGGGAACTTGAGGACGAAGGGCGGGACCCGCTGGAAATGGGCGGTGTTGAGGGGGTAGGCCACCGGACCTACGAGGATGGAGGGTTTGCCCCCGGAGATGACGAGGTACTGGGGGTTCTCGTGGATGATGGTGGGACCGTCGTAGGTGCAGCCGGTGATGATGGGGCGGGGCTCGAAGTACTGGATCTGGGAGAGGGCTTCGACCCACTCGGGGGAGGGCTTGGCTGGCACGATGATCTCCAACCCGGTGTCGTTGGTGGGCTCGGAGGATACCTCGTGGAGGGCAGGCATCCCGTCGGCACCGATGCTGGCCATGTAGGTGGTCTTGGTGCCAGCGTGGGAGGAGACGATGGTGTAGCTGTTGGCGATGGCGAAGGGGCTCTTGGCACCGAGGCCGAAGCCGCCGATCTGGCTGTTGTCACGGCGCTTGGTGGATTCACCGAAGCGGGTGAAGACCTCCACCATCGAGGTGCGAGAGAGGCCGGGACCCTTGTCACGGATGCGGAAGGAGGGGTCGAGTGCGGTGGGCACCCGGATCTCCATGGGCTGGGTGGGTGCAGCGTCGAGGGCATTGGATGCCAGTTCGCGGACCACCGAGGAGATGGGGTTGGAGTAGAGGCGAGAGGTCAGAGCCTTGACCATGATGCCGTTGGTCTGGATCTGGAAGTCGCAGAGTTTGGTGAGACCGGAAGACTCGTGGGTCTGGGAGATGTCGATAAGCATTGGAACCTCACAAAATTGAAAGGAAAACTAGGAGCCAGAAAAGGACAAACAAAAAGGCCGGGTTCACACCAGCACGGTTAGCTTGTCCCGAGCGGCATCGGGTACATTGCGAATGGCTCGCAGCCTGTCGTCATAGTCGAGGTCTCCTATCTTGTGGATGATGTCGAAGGTGTCGGTGGCCTTGGAGAAGACGATGTAGGAGGGCTTGCGGAGGTTGGCCTTCTCCCACAAGAGGATGGGGCTGCACCAACCGAAGGGCTTCTCGTGGATGGGGAAGGCGCTACCCTTTGCCACGAGGGCTGGCCGCCTCCCCGACTCGGTGGAGATGAGGTAGATCATGCGATCCTCCAGACTCGGATGCCGCCGGGGGCAACCCGGCAGGTGAACTTCATGTTGTGGGTCTTGCCGTAGTCCCGAGCACAAGAGCGGATTGATTGCTCCTTGGCACGGGGGACGAGGAAGCTATGCCCAACGGACATGAAAGGGAAGGGGTATTTGGTGCGGAGATTGTAGATCTTCTCGGGGATGGGGACGGAGTAGGTGATGCGGTAGGTCTCGACTTCGGTACGGTACTTCATGATGGGGTCCTCACGGTTGATTGTTGGAAAGAGCGGCTTTGCGGAGAAGGGTCATCTCGTCATCGGCGGGTCCTCCTATGTCCAACGATTCGTAGATTTGTTGTACATACCAGTCCTGTTCGGCTTGGGTGCGGCTCTTGCCTACACCCAGGATGCCATTGGATTGGTAGGTCCAGAGCATGAGGTCCTTGTCGTAATGAAACATGGGTTCCTCTCAGCATGGGGTGGCGGTTGCGACGGTGCCGACGTCGGTGAGGGAGAAGATCACCACGGGATTGCCGGCGATGTCCAGTAGGACGATGCGGAAATCGGAGAGGGGCGGGGCGTCCGTCATATCCCCTGCCTCGATGGCTTCGAGGCAATGCAGGTGGGCCTCGTAGAGGTCGAGGCGAGCCTCCTCCAAGGTACGGTAGCGGAGGGGCTCGTCGTAGTCGTCGTAACCGTAGGGCTCCCAGCCAGAAAGGCTGCAAACTTCGATCATAAACATGGAGGTTCTCCTTTCAGGGTCCGAAGGGTCCGCCGAAACGCTCGGTGTTGTCGGCGCAGGTGTCGCATTGATAGCCACGCATCTTGTCCTCTCGGGTCAGGACATTGGGGGTGTGGCAGGTGGGACAGGGGAGGTTGCGGGGGTTGTTGGGGGAGGATGCCCGGAGAGCGGAGCCCTGCTGGGCAAAGTCCGCATCCTCGTCGTCGAGGTAGAAATCGTCATCGTCATTCATGGGGGTCACTCCTCGGTGGGAAGGTTGACGGTGAGACCGTAGTCGGCAAGCCATTCTTGGGCACTATGCCGCAGCCGCTTTCGGAAATTGGACGTCCCTTGGAGGTTGTCGTGCAGTTGTTGCAGGACTTCACCCACCTGCATGATGGCTTGGATTTCGGGAAGGTTGGCCACGGCATTGTGCTTCCGGCACAACGTATGGAAGCCTTTCCCCTCCATGTCGAAACTGTAGATGTCGTCAGGAATGAGGATGCCTATGGCACACTTGGTGCCGTCCTCGCCACGATAGGCGCAGCCTCCAACGTAGGGCTCGTGGCTGACTCTCCCTTGATCCCAGAGGTGCTTGAGAACCTTGTCGACGACGGCTTGGGTATCCATTGGGATATCTCCTTAGTGCTGGGGGTAGGTGACGAGGGGGACGTTGCGGTCCCAGCAGTTACGGCAGGTGCCGCACTTGCCATTGTTGGAATAGGCGGGGCAAGAATGCTTGCCGGTGGTGGACACCGCCGATGTCACGAATTGCTTGTCGGGGAGGACTTCATCTAGCTTGTATGCCGAGAGGCGAATGGTGAGGTTGTCGGGGATGGGGCCGACATAATCCTGGATGATCTTCTTCTCCTTGGTGGGCAACCAATGCTGGATGGTGGGGGTAAGGCGGGCCACCTTGACGATCTTGTGGAGATGGGAGGGGTTCTGGAGGTCCCCGCTATCGTGCCACCGGAAATGGCGGGGCTTGGACCCGGCAAGATCATTTAGGAGGAAGGACATTGCATCGACCCAGCGGGGGTCCTTGAGGGACGCCAAGCGGCGCTCCATCGCATTGATCACGTCGGGGAACCGGTATGATCCCTTGAGGGCATAGCAGCCGTGGCAAACGGTGCCAGGGATCTTGGCCAGCTTGGCTCCCGTCTTGCACATTACTGCGGGGATGGAGTAGGACCACCACGGCATCTTGCCCGGCTTGCTGAGACCACCGACAAGATCCCATGCTTCGCTACGAGTAAACATTGGAAATCTCCCGAATAACTAAATGGTTGGGGGTTAGTCAATGGTGAGGAGGTGGAGGAGCACCCAGAGGAGGAGGATGGTGGAGCCGAAGACGATGAATTCGACGACGGCTTTGATGATGGTGGAAATCATTAGTGGGCTCCTGTCAATTCGATGACCCACGTGATTTCATTCAGTTCCTGCCGGCATTGAAACCCTATGCCGTTAAAGAGGAGGTTGCGGGTGATCTTCATCATGAGATCGAAATCGTCGGTGACGTAGCGATACATGGGTTTCTCCTTTCACCCGTGGATGATGACGTTGAGGTCGGCAATGGCGGCATCATATTGACCCCTCTTATAGGGCTTGCCTGTGAGGGCCGAAGCCCGCAGCAGGATATCCCTGCCGCTCATTCGAGAATGCTTCATGCCGAGGGCGAGCATTCTGAGATGCCCCTTGAGGAAGACGGCTTGGACACCGGGCTGCCCCGGATCCTTGATGGTGATGGTATCGGACATGGTCAGTCCTCCGAAAAGGTGATGAATACGACCGTGTTCTGGTCAATGGGGTAGAGGGTGATGGTGTCGCCGTGGTCGTCGATATCGCAGCAAACATCTGATAGGCCCAGCATTGCTTTTGCCAGCTGGATGATGGAGTTTTCCGTGAATCCCTTAGGGATTTCGGTGGATTTGCGGGTCACCCATGCATAATTGGGTTCTCCGCCGAAGGTGTCGGTATATTCGAGGTGCATATTCATGGCTGCCTCCGTGTCGTATGCACTATTGCATACGGTGATGCCGACCCGGTTAAAGATCGGCATCCCCCTAGGCATTAGTCAGCCTTGGTGAAAGTGTCGATGAAGCCGAAACCGTAGGACCTCATGGACAAATCCCGATGTATCGAGGAGTATTGGCGGGAATGTTCTTTTGCCCATTTGGCAACGTATTCGAGGTAGATTTGGGGGATCGGGACAGGAAGTAATCCTTCCCATTCGGCAGCACGAATTTGCCCCGCTTCATAGGAAGCAAGAGCAATATCGGCTTCATTGGGTGACATCATGTCGGATGAAGCATTTAACCTCATTTGGACATCTCCTTTAGTTCCTTCTTGATACGCTTGGCGGTGTCACCACGCCACGAGGAGGCATTGGCGAGGAAGTACAGGACGACACTCTTGGCATCATCGAAGTAATACTTGTCGTCGATGGTGCGGAGAGCCGCCATCGCCTCAATGTAGGGCTTTGCGGCATAATTCACATTCTTCCAGTCCCGCCGGATGTCGGCGGCAATCTCATAAAGGGGGCGAGACATTATGTTTCTCCCAAAAGGCGGCGGAATTGCCGCGGCGAGGTCTACGGTGGCACAGCCGTTTGGCGGTGTCAACAAGTTTTTTTGCCGTTGCGGTTCAAGGGGTTAGGCGGCAGTTTGGAACGGTTCCAAAGTGCGGGGTGAAGGCGGCCATATGATGTATTCACCCTGTAAGTGCTTGATTTCATTGAGTGGGTGAAGGCTGTGAAGGTAGTGAAGGGTGATATTACCCTTTCCATGGGGAAGGATGGGGATAGATGGGGGAAATGTTGCTAGTGAACCTTCACCCTCTTCGGGAATGTAATGAAATCAATGGGTTAGCTGTTTGGGGTGGGTGGGAATGGGGGTTGGGGGTTGCTAGCCGGGAATTGTGAGGGATTTCAATGGGTTAGATGTTGCTAATTGTTGCTAGATTGTGGGGATAATTGTAATTTTATTATAATGGGGCGGGGAATATAATGGGAGGATTATGCTGGGGATATTGAAATTTTCTTGCGAGATATGTAATAAAAGATTCACGAAAGATTCACGCCATTGAAATTCGGGCTGTGCTGTAATGGCTTCCGTCGACTTTTATTCCAGTCGGAATATAAGGGATGACATTATAAGAGAAGGAAAACAGATTATGTCCAAGATGCAAATCGTGATCGACCTCGATAATCTGAATATTTCGGCCTGCGGCAATTATTATAATATGCCGATCAGCATCGCCGAGGATAAGATAAGGCTTATCGGCATTAATAAGGATGCCTCGGCCTTCATTAACAAGGGGCGGATCATTATCCGCAAGGGGGCCAAGGCCGCCGCCGCGAAGGCCGATAATAACACGGCGCGGATCGATAATATCGAAAAGGCGCTAGGCTCGATTATCGAATTGCTGGCTTCCCAAAATAAGGCCAAGGCCAAGGCCAAGTAACATAACATAATCAATTAAATAATTGGGGTCGGGATATAATGTCCCGGCCCCTTTTATTTTGTCCCGAATATATAATATCAGATAATATAATATAATATAATATAATCACATAATATAATATCATATAATATTATGGTATTATATTATGTGATTTTTTTTGTGCTTTTTTTTTGTGCCTAATTTTGGCGGGGGGTGGGGGAAAAACAGGCCGGCAGGCAGTTGGGGGTTGTGGGGGCCCCCATGCCAGAAATTTTTCAAAATTTGGACTTTTGGGGGTGGGTACTCTATAATGCCGTTTGGGGCACCCGTCGTTGGGTAAAACACCCCCTTCTCATTTCTCTTACCTCCCCTAGGTCCCCATGGATATTCTGCAAACCGTACTCCATAGCACCCTCGCCCTCTCCCTCAAGACCCAGAATTTCCATTGGAATGTCGTTGGTCCCCACTTTGGGCCCCTCCACGACCTCTTTGGCAAGCAGTACGAGGAACTCCAGGACGCAGCAGACCTCATAGCGGAGCGCATTCGGGCCCTTGATGACTTCGCACACCCCCACAACAGCAACGAGGGGGCCGACGCCGTAGACCCAATCCCCTCCAAGCCCCTCCACTACCGCAAAATGGTCCAAACTTTGGCGGTGGAAAACGAGAAGCTGGGTCTCCTGTGCGCCAAGGGGGTTGCTCTCACGGCGGAAGAGGACCCCGCGACCTCCAATCTCCTGGCGGAGAGGCAGATGGCCCACCAAAAGGCCGCTTGGATGCTCCGCTCGCACCTCCTCGGCTCATAATTTCCCTTGATTTTGGGGCGGGGGCCCCCTAAACTGAGGGCATGCGAGCCCTAATCACCGGAATCACCGGCCAGGATGGCCCCTACCTAGCCAAATTCCTCATCTCCAAGGGGTATGAGGTCCATGGGGTGGTGCGCAGCCACTCCCCGACCCTCAAAAACCTTGACTTCTTCCACATCCGGCCCCAAATTACCCTCCACCTGGGGGATGTATCCTCGGGCCCCGACATGCTGCGGGTGGTAGAGCAGGGTTTCGACGAAATCTACAATTTGGCGGCCCAGAGTTTCGTGGGATCCTCGTGGGACCAGGCCACTTCCACTACCCACATCAACGCGCTGGGGCCCCTCAACCTATTGGAGGCCATCCGCCGGGCGTCGCCGCGCACCAAATTCTACCAGGCAAGCACCTCGGAGATGTTTGGCAATTCGCCGGCCCCCCAGGGGGAGGAAACCCCCATGATGCCAAGGAGCCCCTACGGGGTGGCGAAGCTCTATGGGCACCACATCACCCGCAACTACCGCGAGAGCCACAATCTCTTCGCCTGCTCGGGCATCCTCTTCAATCATGAGAGCCCCCTACGGGGCCCGCAGTTCGTCACCCGCAAAATCACTTTGGGGATTGCGGATATCATTGGGGGGCGCGCCAAGACGCTGGCACTGGGCAACCTGGATGCCCGGAGGGATTGGGGGTACGCGGGGGATTATGTGCGCGCCATGTGGATGATGCTGCAGCAGCCGCGCCCCGACGACTACGTGGTGGCAACGGGGGAGTCCCACACCATAAGGGACTTCCTCTTCCACGCCTTTGACCGCGTGGGTTTGCGCTGGGAGGACCACATCACGCGGGACCCCCGCTTCGTGCGGCCCGCCGAGGTCCATTGGCTGGAGGGAGACCCCACCAAAATTAGGGATATTGGGTGGGAGCCCGACGTGACTTTCCGCCAGCTAGTCAACAAGATGGTGGATTGGGATTGCTACAACCGCCGTTCTTAGCAATCGTAGCAATCCTTCCTAGCAAATCAATTAGCTTAGTTTTAATCCAGTGGGCCACTCGAAGTTCCACTTGAGGCCGTGAGTTTGGGCAACATCGCGAGCGTCGAGGAGAAACGATGCCACGAATGCCGACCCTGAACCAACTCGCTCTGCCGCATCATCGTGGGCTTGCTGGAGTGATTCCAGAATGTTCCGATTGCGGGCAAACGGCTTCATCCGGGGGTAGGAATACACGGAAGGGTTTAGCTCCTTAACTACGTGGTCGAATACGTGTTCCGGGCGCTTCTTGAAGTAGGCGTCGGGGATGAGCCAACCCACCACACACTTCAGGGTGGTGTCCCCCTTCTCCATGCGGTAGGCGCACCCCTTCTTGGGCCAGTAGGCGGGGCAGCCCTGCTTGACGATTTGGCGCACCGCGTAGTCAAACTGGCGCTGTACCTCAGCCTTGGACATGCTTAGGACTCCTCAGTGTAAAGGTGGTGCCACACGACCTCAGTGTGTGGGCGGTGCCACACGATGATGGGGGTGTCGGGCCCCACGTAGGCCCCGGCGATGTTGAACTCCAGGAATTCGTGGGCTTCATCCTCCTCCATGCCATCGCGGGTCATGAGAATGTTGAGGATTTTGGGGCCGCTGTAGATGAGGGTGTCCACCGGCTCTGCACCAGCGCCCTGGCGTTGCCACACCGTGGCTTCACCCAGTATGGCCTCATCGTACCCTTCAAGTTTGAGCATTTGGGATCCTTTGGGAAAAGGCCCCCACCCAGTAGCCCCACTAGGTGTAGGGTTATTGGGCGGGGGTGAGTGGGGTAGCTGACAGGACTGAAAGAAACGTGGTGGGTGGCCGGCCCCAGCGGGGTCACAGCCATGTTCCGGGATGGAACGCCGCCAAGGTACTTGGAGGGGGTGAGGGGCGCAACCCCCACGTGATCACAAATTGTTACGGATTGTTGCAGCCCCCGGGGGATTTTGGGCGCGGGTGGTTCCCTCTTTGTTCTTTGGGGGTGAAGGTGGGTGAAGGTTAGGGGGCCGGGGGTTCACCCCGTAAGTGCTTGATATTGCTGGGCGGGTGAAGGTTGTGAAGGTTGTGAAGGCACATTTCCCCAAAGAGAAGGGGTATATGTGTGGGGGGCGGGGAAAGATGGGGGAAATTTGGGCGCGGGACCTTCACAACCTTCACCCTTCCTTTAATTTCAAGGGGTTAGCGCCCCGCAACAAAAGATGTAGGGGTGAAGGTTAACAAACGTAAAACAAACTGATTTGGGGGTGGGAGGGGGGTCCTCATCATGATAGCACAGGGACGGCGCAGCCGTCAAGTATGCAAAGTTTTGGGGGAGGGGATTGCGCCGCCGCCCACAAGGTGGTACGTAGGGGGCCCCTCAAGGAGGATGTATGGACGAGAAGGAATCAATGATCTTGGGGCCCGCCGGGCTCTACAAGCTGGTGGCCCATGCGGTGAAGCCGTGGAGGACCCCCAACGGAGATGTATTCGTGGATCTGTGGATGGATGACATCCGGCACACGGTGCCCGTGAAGAGCGAGGCCTTTACCGGCATCCTCTACATGCTGGCGGCGCGGGGTGCCCCCGGCAAGCTCCCCAGTGCCAAGGCGCTGGAGGAGATGAAGGCTTTTTGCATAGGGACGGCGCTGGCATCCCAGCGCATCCTTCCGGCATTCGTGCGGGTGGGAGGCACTAGCGGCGACCTCTACTACGATTTTGGGGATGACACCCGCGAGATGACGAGGTGGCGCGGCGGCAAATGGGAAACCGTGAGGACTACGGGCGAGGTCCCCCGGTTCTACCGCCCGAATGGGATGCTCCCGCAGGTTAGGCCCCAAGGGGGCGGGGACCTCTTGGCCCTCTTGAGGAAGCACGTGAGGTGCAAGGAGGATGACCTCTACCTGTTGGCTGCCTGGTTGGTGGGCTCCTTCAAGGTGGGGGGCCCCTTCCCCGTCCTCATCATCAACGGGGAGCAGGGCTCCTCCAAAAGTACCACTACGCGCCTTTTGCGCCGGTTGGTGGATCCCCATGCCAGGGATATGAGGGAGCCGCCCAGTAACTCCAGGGATTTGGTGGCCGCCGTCAAGAACGCCTATGTGGTGGCGGTAGACAACGTATCCACTTTGCAGCACAACCTCAGCGACTCCCTGTGCCGTATCTCTACCGGCACTGGGGCCCTCGGCGGTAGGGCTCTCTACACCGATAGTGATGAGGCGGCCTTCACGGCGTGTAGGCCCATCGTGCTCAACGGCATCCCCGCCTTCGCGGAGCGCGAGGACCTCGTATCCCGTAGTATCAACGTGGAGTTGCCGGCTATTCCCGCCAGGGATCGCATGGACGACGACACCTTCTGGCACCAATTCGAGATGGACATGCCCCTCCTGCTGGGGGCCATCTTCGACTGCGTGGGCAAGGCACAAGAGGGCTTCTCCTCCGTGAGGTTGAGCGAGGCCCCGCGCATGGCCAACTTCGCCCGGTGGGCCTTCGCGGGATTGGGGCCCGACGCGGGGGAGCGCTTCCTCACCGCGTACTCCAACAACAAGCAGGAGGCCAGCGCCCACTTCGTGGAGCACAACGATGTGGCCCAGGCACTCATTTCCTTGATGAAGGAGAAGGAAGTGTGGTATGGTAGCTGGGCTCAACTCCTCGCGGTACTTGCCCCCCACGCCTCGCCCTCCAAATTTTGGCCAGAAAACTCCTTGCAGTTACGCAATCGGATGATCCGCATAAGCGAGGACCTGCGGAAGTGCGGATTGGAGTGGCGCAAGAACGGGCGCGAGAGCAAATCGGGGCGCAGTTGCGTCGAGGTCCGCCGACTCAAATCCTTTGTCAATAACCACGTTCTCACGAGTGTATCATGAAGGAAGAAGAAAACCCCATCATGGAGGAAGCCCAGCGCGAGGTGGAGGTGATGCCCCCGCTGAAGGCTTGGCGCGACTCCCGCCGCATGGACCTCACCACCAAGGAGGAAATCTTCTGCAGGGAGTACGCCATCCACCGAGATTCCAAGAGGGCCTTGTTGGCCGCCGGCTATTCCGGGAACCACCCGGCGGAGATCGGAAGGAGGTGGCTCCAGCGGCCCCGCATCGAGAAGCGCCTGCGCACCCTCTTGGAGCGGGACCAGTTCCGCGCCGACCTCACCCGCGAAATTTACCACAAGAAGCTCCAGGATATCTACGACAAGGCGATGGGCGACGGGGATTACGCGGGAGCCAACAGGGCCATGGAGCTTCTGGGGAAGTCCCTCGGGTTCTTCGTGGAGCAGAAAGCCGTGCTCAACGTGACCTCCAGGTTGCAGGGCGACAAGGCCCAAGAGGTAGAAGAGGTGAAGCGCCTGGCCAAGATTGCGGGGGTGTCCCTTGAGTGACGCTCTCCTGGAGAAGCTGCAACTCTTGGCGGAGGCCAAGGCCCGCGAGTCCTACTACGCCTATTTGCAGTATGCCGCCCCGTGGATTCTCCCCGAGGGCTTCGTGGACGGGGAGCACATCCAGAAGATTGCCGCCCTTTTGCAATATGTGGAGGAGACACCCCGCGCCCGCGCCATGATCTTCATGCCACCCCGTAGCATGAAGAGCGTCAACGGCTCCGTCCTCTTCCCCTCATGGGTATTGGGGCGGCACCCCACGTGGCAGGTCATGGGAGTTTCCTACGGGCAGGAGCTAGCTAACGCTTTCGGGCGCGACACCCGCAACCTCGTGATGTCGGATGACTACCAGAAGCTTTTCCCTACGCGCATCAAAAGTGATAGTAGGGCCACCAACAGATGGGATACGGAACAGGGAGGTAGATATGTCGCCGCTGGTATTACTGCTGGCATTGCAGGTAGGGGCGCTAATCTTGCTATCATTGACGACCCCTTGAGCGAGCAGGATGCGATGTCGAAGAGCGCCCGCGAGTTCGTCAAGAACTGGTGGCCGGGCGGCCTTCGCTCCCGCTTGCAGCCTGATGGGCGCATCCTCATCATCACCACGCGGTGGCACGAAGAGGATTTGGCCGGCTGGCTCCTCCGCAACGCCGAGGATGACCCCCGCGCCGAGCAATGGCAGGTACTCTCCATCCCGGCGCTGACCGAGGAAGAGGAGTCCTACTGGCCCGAGAGGTGGCCCGCCGAGTACCTCAAGGGGCTGCGGGATGACCCCACGATGCCCCGGGGGCAGTGGAACGCCCTCTATATGCAGGAGCCCACCGGCGAAGAGGGCAACCTCATCAAGGTGGAGAACATCAAGTGGTGGCCCAAGGACAAGCCGCTGCCCTCCTGCGACAGCGTCATCATGAGCGCGGATACCGCCTTCGGCAAGAAGGAGACCAACGACTACAGCGTCCTCCAGGTCTGGGGCATCTTCACCACCGGGTACGAGGACAGCCGGGGCAAGGAGTTTAATGTGCCCAATGCCCTTTTGTTGGCCAACCGGCGGGGCAAATGGGAGTACCCCGAGTTGTTGGAGCAGGCCCGCCAACTGGCCAAGAAGTACAACCCCGATAGGATCATCGTGGAGAAGAAGGCCTCCGGCGAAGTCCTCTACCCCGACCTCCAGCGGGCTGGGTTGCCGGTGATGCCCTACGTGCCGGGGAAGGGGCAGGACAAGATGGCCAGGGTACACGCCATCATGCGCTTCTTCGTGTCGGGGCGGGTCTGGTTCCCCGAGGAGCAAACCTGGAGTTACGACCTGGTGGAGGAATCCCTCGCGTTCCCCAAGGGGCGCAACGACGACCAGGTGGACGCCATGACCATGGCCCTCCTCTACCTCCGCGATAGCTACACCCTCTATAACCAGGATGACAACGTGGGGGAGGAGGAACCCGCGCGCAAAAGGAGGACGTATTGGAGGGCTTGATTACCCCGGCGTTTCGTGATATGATGCGGCATGGCCATTGAAAACAGCATGCCTTCGGAAGTCCTGGGGTTGCGCGGCACCATCGTTGAATTGGACGATGGCGTCGACGAAGTTGAAACTTCGTTTGACCAGTCCCACGACGCCAACCTGGCGGAAACCCTCAGTGAATCCGAACTGGGGATGATGGGCAGCACCATCTGCGAAAACGTGAAGGCCGACCTTGACTCCCGCGCCGAATGGGAAAACCTCATCGTAAAGGGCATGGAGGAGTTGGGGCTCAAGATCGAGGAGACGGCGGAGCCCTTCGAGGGCGCATGCACCGCGCACCATCCCCTCCTTTTGGAAAACGTGGTGAAGTTCCAGAGCAAGGCCGTCCAGGAACTCTTCCCGGCTGCCGGCCCCGTCCGCACTCGCATCTGGGGCAACTCCACCCCCGAGAAGGAAGCTGCTGCCGCGCGCCTCAAGGAGTTCCTCAACTACCAGATTCTTGAGGAGATGGTGGAGTATTTCGACGAGACGGAGCGGCTCCTCTTTGCCCTTCCCCTCGTGGGCTCCTGCTTCCGCAAGCTCTATTTCGACAACGGCATCGGGCGGCCCATCGCTGAGTATGTCCCCGTCGACCAGTTCGTCGTGAGCTACAATGCCCCCGACCTCCGGAGGGCTGATCGCTACACCCACATCATCTATAGGGGCGACGAGGACCTCAAGGCCGATATGGCTTCGGGCCTCTACCGCGACGTTCCCCTGGGGGCCCCCGGCCTCATCGACCAGAATGCCATTGCCGCCAAGGTGGATGAGCTTCAGGGCGTGGCACAGCCCACCAATTATAGGGCCCACGTCCTCTACGAGTACCACGGCTACTTCAAGCTGGAGGATGACGCCAACCTCCCGTATGTCGTCACGGTGGATTCGGGCACCCGGCGCGTCCTCTCCATCCGCCGTAACTGGGATCCCAACGACCCCCAGAAGCGCAAGCTGGAGTGGTTCGTCCACTATCGCTACGTGCCCACCATGGGCTTCTACGGGCTGGGCCTCATCCACCTCATCGGCTCCCTCGCCAAGACGGCCACCCTCACCATGCGGGCGCTGGTGGACGCGGGCATGTTCGCCAACCTGCAGGGCGGCTTCAAGCTCAAGAGCATGCGCGTCGTGGGTGCCAACGATCCCATCGCCCCCGGCGAGTGGCGTGACGTGGATGCCACCCTCCAGGATATCTCCAAGGCCATCTACCCCCTCCCCTACAAGGAGCCGTCGCAGACCCTCCTCGCCCTCCACGACAAGATGGTGGGGGCCGGCCAGAAGTTTGCCGACACGACGGAGCAGGTCATTGCGGATTCTACCAATTACGGCCCCGTGGGCACCACGCTGGCACTCCTGGAAGCCAGCACCAAATTCTTTAGTGCCACGCACAAGCGCATCCACGCCGCCCAAAAGCAAGAGTTCAAGATCCTCCGGCGCATCGACCGCGATTACCTCAACACCTACCCCTACGATATCCAGGGGGCCCCGCGCCAAATTTTCCTTGCTGACATAGCGGCGCAGGTCGACATCATCCCCTCGTCGGATCCCAACACCCCGTCGAATGCCCACCGCCTCACGCGGGCTACCACCCTCCTGCAGGTGGCGTCGCAGAACCCGCAGATGCACGACATGCGCGAAATCTACAAGCGCGTCTACACTGCGATGGAAGTCGAGAACGTCGACAAGATCCTGCCGCCGCAGCAGCAGCCCCAGCCCCTCGGTCCCCTTGAGGACATCATGGTGCTCTCGAAGGGGATGCCCATCGCTGCCTTCCCGGGCCAGGACCACCAGGCGCACATCATGGCCAAGATGGCCTTCCTCCAGGATCCCATGGGCGGGGCTTCCCCCGTGTTTGCCCAGGTGGCCCCGCTCCTCCAGGCCAACATCCGCGAGCATATGCTCATGCAGTATGCCGAGGCTGCGATGGCCCAGGGTGTCCCCGGGGACCAGGCCCAGGCCATGGCCGCCCAGCAGGTTGCCACCATGCATATCCAGCAGGCCATGGCGCAGCAGCAGCCCCAGGATCCCACGCTGCAGTTGGGCATGACTGAGCTTCAGCTTCGTGCCAAGGAGCACGAGGACAAGATGCTCAACCACGCGGCCCAGCTTGCGGTGCGCAACCGCGAACTCGACCTGCGCCAGCAGGCCCAGGACCAGAAGGGCTATGTCGAGGGGCTCAAGATCAAGCAGAAGGATACGGAGGGTGTGCGCCGTGCTGCCACTCAGGCCGTCTCCGCAATCGGGAGGAAAACCGGTGCCCAGTAAGTCTTTTGGCCAGGCCCGCATGATGGCGGCGGCGGCCCACGACCCCGTTTTTGCCAAGCGCGTTGGCGTCCCCGGCAAGGTCGCTAAGGAGTTCAACCGGGCGGATGACCGTAGTGGTTTCCTGTCGTCGGCCATGCGGGCAAAGGGTCCCGCCTACCAGGAGGGTGGTAAAGTGGAACGCAATCGTAGTTCGGTGCCTTTTCGCAGCGCTCCCACGGGGAACGATGATGAGCTTCGCGGCATGCCGGATCTTGGGCGGAAGTCCCCTGAGCCGGATCGCCAGACCCAGTTCCTGGAGCAACTGGACAAGGATGTTGCCGCCGGGGTCGCGCGTCGTGCGCAGGAGGCCAAGGACCGTGCAGCCGCTCGCGCCAAGGCTCCGCCGCCGCGCAGCGACAAGAACAACCCCGACGCCGCCACCATCACCCGAGGCCCTCGCTACGCCAAGGGCGGTAGCGTGAAGGGCGGCGGTTGTGAGAAGCGGGGCACCCGTCCCGCCAAATACTACTGAGGAGCCAACAATGATGAAGAAGCCGATGATGAAGGGTGGCAAGATGGGGAATCCCGCCGCGCTGCCCTCCGAGAAGTTCTCCGCCCGTGCCAAGCGCGCTACCCTCCGGGGTGACGACATGGGCACCTACAAGAAGGGCGGCATGGCGAAGATGCCCGCCAAGGGTATGATGCCCAAGGGCATGATGCCGAAGATGGCCAAGGGTGGCTACATGAAGGGCGGCAAGTGCTAAATCACTTCCGTCGAGCAGTCGAAGAGAAAAGGAAACGGCTCGCCCTGGACCTAATAGAGGGGCGGGCCGACTCCTTTGAAAGTTATCAGTGGCACGTAGGCTACTCCTCTGGTATGTTGGCGGCGATCCAACTACTGGAGGAAATAGTCGATGCAGATGCCGACAGCGAAGAGCGCGGGTAACACCACTTGGTGGACCGACCCTACTATCCCGGATCCCGCCGACCTCCCTACGGTGAGGGGCTGGCGAATCCTGGTGCGCCCCATCCCCAATGCCCCCAAGACGAAGGGGGGCATCATCATCCCGGATGCCACCATCGAGACGATGGATCTCATTCGCAGCGTCGGGCAGGTGAAGGCGGTGGGCCCCATGGCCTACTCTCGCGGCGATATGGGCGACGAGCCTTGGTGCAAGGTGGGGGACTACATTCTCTACCCGCGCTACTCTGGAGCAAAGTTCTCCTATGGTGGCGTAAAATTCCTGTTGCTCAACGACGATGAAGTACTGGCGGTAATCCAGGATCCCGCCCGTATAAACGAGTAGGGTATTGACAACCCACTTCGTTTCAAGTATCTTGGGAATGCGTAACGCAGGATCGCAACTGTGGAAAACAAAGAAGACTGGGTCGAGGTGGATGTAGCCCCCACCGAAACTCCGAAGGCCGACGCGACCCCCGTCGAAAATGCCCCGGAGGAAGAGAAAGTCGGACATCGTGCGGAGAAGCGGATAAAGCAACTCCTCGCTCGTGTCAAGGACGCTGAAGAGAGGGCTAGCAGGGCTGAAGTTGCCGCCGAGGTCAAGGCCAAGGAAGCAGCAGAAGCCCTGGAGAAGGCCAAGGGAACCGAGACATCCGCCCACACGGTCTACCGCAACAGTTTGCAGGACAAGATCAAGGTGGCGGAGAAGCGGTTCCAGGATGCCTACGACGCGGCAGATCGGGACGCCATCCTCGCGGCGCAAAATGACCTCATTGAGGCCCGCCTTGAATTCAAGGCCCTCGATGCCTGGGAGCGCAGCAACAAGGTGGATCCGGCCCCCGCGCCACAGGCTCCGGCCCCGCAGGCCCCGCAGCAGCTTGCCCCCGCGACCAAGGAGTGGATGGATTCCAATCCGTGGTTTGGCCGGGGTGCCAACGCTGACAGGCTGGCAACGGCGGCGGCAGTGGCCATCTCCGACGACTTGGTGACCGAGGGATATGACCCCTCCAGCGCCGAGTTCTACGAGGAGGTCGAGAAGCGCCTGATGGCAGAGATGCCCCGGATGGCCTCGAAGATCTCCAAGGGTGAGCCGGAACCCCGAAAGCCGGTCGTTGCTGGGCAGTCGCGCACTCCCAGTAGGCGTATCCGCCTCGATGAGGGCACCGTGAGGGCATCCAATCGCCTCGGTGCCACCCTGGAGGACACCGCCCGCTACATGGAGAAGATCCAGGATGCGGGTGACGGATACGTCAACATCGATGTCAAGCGCGGGAGGAAGTAACATGACGATGCGTAGTACGCGGGAAGATACCGCGCGAAAGCGTGAGTGGAAGGAGCCCAACGAGTTGGATGTGCCGGAGAGTCTCTCCCGGCGTTTCCTCAGCGAGGGCTTCGGGACCCGCTGGATCCGGGTGATGCTTGAGGGCAAGCCCGACCCCGTCAACGTCATGACACGCATGCGCGAGGGGTATGAGTTCGTCCGCAAGGACGAGGCACCCGAGTGGCCGGAGGCTCCCTCCATGGAGTACGGCACGCACGGCAACCTCATCGTCATCGGTGACCTCGCCCTCGCCAAGTTGCCCCTCGACATCTCCGAGTCTCGTACCCGGCAGATGGCGGAGAGGACCCAGGCCCTGGCCGATGCCATCAACCGGCAGTTGCAGGAGAATCGAAACCTCAACCGCGCCATGCCTGTATCGAATCGCGGAAGTAGTAGCAAGGTGTTTTCTGGTGGCCGCACCCCTACTCTCGACTGAAACCAAGGGCCGCCTGAGGAGTAGAGCATGACTGCTACGAAGCGGCCCTTTGGCCTCCAGCCGGTGCGCATCCGGGGCGGCAGCCCCAACAGCGGCGCACTCAACACGTACCGAGTCGGCGCGTCCGCCGGTTCCTCGGACATTGGTGACGGCGACCCGGTGAAGCAGATTGCGGGCGGCACCCTTGCCCTGGCCTCGGCGGCGACGGATTACGTCATCGGCGTTGCCAAGGGCTTCAAGTGGGTGGACCCGGTGACGAAGCGTCCGACGTGGAGCAACTACCTCCCGGCGGGCACGTCTTCGGCGGACAGCAACATCTACGCCTACGTCGTGGATGATGACCGTGCGACGTTCATCGTGCAGGCCGATGCCTCCGTCTCGGCGGGCGACCTGGGCCTGAACTTCGAGCTTTCGGCCATCGGCAGCGTCAACACCTCCTACGGCAAGTCGCAGGCCGTCCTCAAGGCTTCGACGCGCACCACGGCCACCAAGCTGGTGCGTCTCATCGGCGTCTACGACACGCCGGACAACGCGCTTGGGGATGCCTTCCCCATCGTCGAGGTGCGGATCGTCCAGCACCGCGATACGCAGGCCTCGGCCTTCTAAGGAGTAAAGACACATGGCAGCTATCACTAGGGCAAATATTGCCAAGCAGCTCCTCCCGGGACTCAATGCAGTCTTCGGCGTGGAGTACGGTTCGGTCGACGACCAGCACCTCCCCCTGTTCGAGATCGAGAACTCGGAGAGGGCGTTCGAGGAGGAGGTGCTCTTCACCGGCTTCGGCACTGCGCCGACGAAGGATGAGGGTGCCGCCGTCGAGTACGACAACGCGCAGGAAGCTTGGACCTCCCGCTACACCATGGAGACCATCGCCCTCGCGTTCTCGATCACCGAGGAGGCCATGGAGGACAACCTCTATGATACCTTCGCGCGTGTTCGTGCCAAGGCTCTGGCTCGCGCCATGGCCAACACGAAGCAGGTCAAGGCCGCCAACATCTACAACAACGGCTTCAACTCGGCCTTCCCTGGTGGCGACAACGTGCCGCTCTTCTCGGCGTCGCACCCCACCATCGGCGCGGGCAACTTCAGCAACACGGCTGCGGTTGACCTCTCCGAGACGGCCCTGGAGAATGCCCTCATCGCGATCTCCCTCTTCAAGGATGATCGTGGCATTCTCATCGGGTCGAAGGGCGTGAGCCTGCACATCCCGCCGCAGCTTCAGTTCGTGGCCGAGCGCCTCCTGAAGACCCCGGGCCGTGTCGGCACCACGGACAACGACCTCAACTCCATCAAGTCGATGGGGATGCTGCCGGGTGGCTACACCGTCAACCAGCGTTTCACGGATACGAACGCTTGGTTCATCAAGACGGATGCGCCCAATGGCTCGAAGATGTTCGTCCGAGTCCCGCTCCAGACGAAGATGGAGCCGGATTTCGACACGGGCAACCTGCGCTTCAAGGCCCGCGAGCGTTACGCCTTCGGCTGGTCCGATTGGCGCGGCTGGTTCGGTTCGTCGGGCGCTACCTGACCTACCCTACCGTGAGGTAAGTGGGAGGGCTGGGGGAAACCCTGGCCCTCTTGCTTTTCGTGGTACCCTATGCTACACTGGGGGACCACCCCGGCAACAGAATCGGGGGCACAATTTTCCCCTATTCTACGGAGTGCATCATGTCTCGTTTCACGCGCGAAGTCTACCCCGTTGTCGTCGTCGCTTCGGTTGGCACCTCCGCCGCCGATTGGGGCGTCGATACCGATGGCTCCCTCATCCTCAACCAGGTGGTGGCCGCCTCCATCAACGGCATGAACGTGTCGTCGGCCCCGGCTTACCTGCCCATCAAGAACGCCGCTGGCACGGTCTACTACATCCCCGTGTACACGACCATCGCGTAAGGGTGCCAGATGTCCTGGACCCAGATCAAGTCGGCCTTCACCTCTGCCACCTCTACGGTGGTGGTGGACAGGCCCACGCGTCTTCGCAGCCTCTACATCCACAATGACCTGCCGGGCACCCTCTACGTCTACGATGCCTCGGCGGCCATCAGTGCGACGGGCCAGAAGATCCTTCAGGTGGACATGCCGCATAGGGCTACCTCCGGTAACCCCGACAGCGTCGCCATCTACATTCCCGATGCGGGCCTTCGTTGCGAGCAGGCTATGTTCGTGAAGGTCTCCGGTGGTGCCAATTGCGGCATCACCCTCTTCTTCGATTGAGGCCCAAAATGGCAAAGTCTCGTGGTGCTGGCGCGGCCCAGCGTGGTTTCGAGTACGACGTGTACCGCAAGGGCGGCAAGGTCAAGAAGTACGCCGAGGGCGGTGAGGTGGACCGCGAGGTGCGTCGCCCGGCTTTTGCCAAGGAGATGCTCCCCACGCGCCCCACTTCCCAGCAGCGGCGCATGGCAAGGCGCGCTCCCCCTCCGGCTCCCCCACGTCCCTCAGATACCGATGTCATGAAGGGTATCGTCAAGGACATGACCCGTGAGGAGCGAGTGCGCAAGGCCGTGATGCCCTCCGAAATTTACCGTAAGGGCGGCGGCGTGAAGATGGCCGGCGGCGGCTCCTGCCGGGGCATGGGTGCTGCCACCAAGGGCGGCAAGTACACCATCAAGTAAGCCATGGCAACCTCCGGGACTACCTCCTTCTCCCTCCCCCTTGACGAGCTGCTTGAACAGGCATCTCTTCGGGTTGGGGGCGAGCCCACTCTCGGTACCGAAGCCCGGGTGTCCCGGCGGGCTTTGGACCTCCTCTTTACCGACCTCCAGAATCGCGGCATCCTTCTCCACACTCTGGAGCAGGTCCTCGTCACCCTCACGACAGCGGTGGCTACCCTTTCGTGCAGCAGCGACACCCTTGATGTCCTCGATGCCGTCGTGAGGCGTGACGACACCGACCTCATGATGACCCGCATGGGTTACGGCGAATACCTCGACATTCCCCGCAAGACGCAGCAGGGCCGGCCCACCCACTTCTTCGTCAATCGCCAGCGGGACAACCCCCTCATCTACATCTGGCCCGCGCCCGAGAACAATACTGACATTCTCGTCTACTGGAAGATGCGCTTCGTGCAGGATGCCGGGAAGCTCTCCAATGACCCGGACATGCCCCGCCGCTTCTGGCCTGCCCTCGTCGCTGGCCTCGCCTACTACCTCGGGCTCAACCGTGGGATGCAGTTCCCCGAAACTCGCCTGGGCATGCTCAAGGCCGAGTACGAGGAGCAACTTATGCATGCTACCGACGAGGACAGGGAGCGCGCCACCCTCCGTATAGTGCCACGCTACAGGTACTGACATGGGCAATTTCGCCTCCGGCAAACACAGTTGGAGCTTGTGCGACAGGTGCGGTTTTCGCTACCGCTACCTACAGATCCGCAATGAGCCGGGCACCCGGTGGCGCGTTTGCTCTACTTGCAACGACGGCCAGTTCAACCTCAACACCCATCCGCAGAATCGTCCTCCGCCCGTCTACCCCGACCCGCAGGCGCTGCGCTACCCCCGCCCCGATGTGAACCTGGCGGTGGGTGGAAATGCCAATGACGATCAGCAGCTTCCCCTCGATGACGGTGGCCCGGGAGGTCCCTAATGGCCATTGTCAATGGGGATCGGGTCCGCGAATATAGCGAATCGAAGGGCCCCGGCAACATCAACCTTCAGGGGGCGGTGCGCACCTATCGCCGTTTTTCCGAGGGTGTGGGTGTCGGCAACCAAACCTACTACGCCATCGTGCATTCTCGCCTTGACCAATTTGAGGTCGGGATTGGCACCGTCGTCTTCGTAGGTGCTCTCTATTACCTCCAGCGCGACACGGTCATCGTCTCTTCCAACAACAACCAGTTGGTAAATTTCTCCGAGGGTAACAAGCAGATCAGCACCGTCTACCCCGGCACCCAATTCGATCTCATCACCGACTACGTTTCCCTCACGGGCTACTACGCCGCCCAAGCCTCGGCATACGCCACCGACGCCTCCAGCTATGCGACGCAGGCGGGCACGGCGCGCAACCAAGCCCAAACCTACGCTGCCAGTGCCGCCGCTGATGCCGCCTCCGCCGCCATCTACAGGACCGACGCCAGCGCCTACGCCACCAGCGCCCTAAACTATAGGGATGAGGCGTCCGTCCGCGCGGCCCAGGCCCTCACCTATATGACGCAGGCGTCAGCCTACGCCACCGATGCTGCGGCCCAGGCATCTCTTGCCCTCACCTACAAGGACCAAGCATCTGCCGCCGCCTCCCTTTCCAACTACTACGCCCAGCAGGCAGCCTCCATTGTCGCCCAGGTAAGTTCGGTAGCAGCCGAGGTCTCCCTCGCCTATATCTACAAGGCTTCGGCGTCTGCCTTCGCTACCGAGGCGGGCAGCTACGCATCCCTCGCCTTCATCTACAAGACGTCAGCATCCGCCCACGCCACCGACGCCGCCAGCTATGCCAGCATCGCCGCAGTAAGGGCCGACGCTGCCAGCGTAGCTGCCGTGAGTGCTGCCGCCGATGCCTCCCTCGCCGGAGTGTACAAGGCTTCCGCCTCAGCCTATGCCACAGGGGCTGCCAGCGATGCCTCTCTTGCCTTCATCTACAAGACTTCCGCCTCTGCCTTCGCAACTTCGGCGGCTGCCGACGCATCCCTCGCGCAAATCTATCGCACCAGTGCATCCGCCTATGCCACCCAGGCGGGCAACTACGCCAGTGCTGCCAGCGTGGCTGCCACCAGTGCCAACAACGCGGCCAGCATTGCCAATGTGGCGGCCAATACTGCCAGCATCGCGGCAGTAAGTGCCAACAATGCAGCATCCATAGCCGGTGTCCACGCCAATACTGCCAGCGTGGCTGCCGTCAGCGCCAATAATGCTGCCTCCCTTGCCGGGGTCTATGCCAATACCGCAAGCATAGCTGCCGTAAGTGCAAACAACGCAGCCAGCATTGCCACGGTCAAGGCCGCCGACGCTGCCAACTACTCTTCCGTGGCTGGCGTCTACGCCAATACAGCAAGTGTGGCCGCCGTGAGCGCCAACAACGCCGCATCCATAGCGGGCGTGTATGCCAACACCGCTAGCATTGCGGCAGTGAGTGCCAACAATGCTGCCTCCCTGGCGGGAATCTATGCGACCAGCGCCAACGCCGCCCTCAGTGCCCTTAATGCCCGCATCTCCTACGGGACGGCGGCACCCACCGGGGGTAGCAATGGCGACATCTACTTCCAGTACGTATAGGGGAGCGCCATGACTACTCCTGTGGCATCTGGGTGGGGTTCTGGAGTCTGGAATGGTACCCAGACGTGGGGCGGAAGTCCCTCCGTCCTGCCGCCATGGATCAACATCGCTGGCACCTGGAGACCTTCTACCGTCTGGCTGAACGTGGGCGGGGTCTGGAAGACTGTAGTTCCCTACGTGAACGTCAGCGGAACCTGGAGATCCTAACATGTCTACTTCATACACCCAACTCTATGATTATATCCGCAGCGCCTCGGAAAACGATGATACGGAGTTCGCGGCGGCCATCCCCACTTTCATCGACCAGACCCGCATGCGCTTGAGCCGTGACATTGACACATATGGCTTTGTCGTATATACTACGGTGGCGGTCTCCACCTACCTTGTATCGGTTCCCTCCGATGCCTTGGTGCTGAAGAACGTCACCTATGTGTCGGCGGGAAGGTACAGCCAGCTCATCATGCGTACTGACGAGTTCCTCCGAGAGTATTGGCCGCAGCGCACCTCCGTGGGTGAACCCAAGTACTATGCCCGCTGGGGGTACAACCAAATTCTGGTGGCCCCCGCGCCCTCCACCAGCGCCTCCCTCGAAATCTCCTACGTGCAGATCCCCACCTCCATTGGCAGCGTGGGCACCTCCACTAATTGGCTCACGGAGTATGCCCCCGAGGCGCTCTTTTACGGGTGCATGCAGGAAGCCTGCATGTTCATGAAGAACTACCAGGCCGCCGCCCTGTGGGAGGGCAAGTACCAGGACGCCGTCGGGAAGTTGCGCAACGAGGCCCGGCGCACCCGCCAGGATGACAACCTCAATAACAACTCGCCTGCCGGCGGCGACAACACCCTGCAAGGAAGCGTGTAATGCCCTCTACGTATTCCCCCTCCCTCCGCCTCGAACTCCAGACCACCGGCGAGAACGCCAACACTTGGGGTGCCAAGACCAACACCAACCTTAACCTCATCGAGCAGGCGGTTGCCGGGTACGTCAAGATCACCCTGGTCTCGGCATCCGCCACCTACACCCTCGACATCGCGGACGCCTCCGCCTCAGATGGGCGCAACGCCTTCATCGAGTTCGCGGGTACGGTGGCCTCCGCCATCTCCATCGTGGTGCCCAACGTTGAGAAGGGCTACTGGGTCAAGAATAGCGCCACGGGCAGCAACCTCACCTTCCGCACCTCCTCGGGTACCGGCTTTACCCTTCCCACCAACCAGTGGGTGTTTGCGGTGGCGGACGGGACCTCGATTGTCAACACCACGCCCACCTCCCTTACCGGGTATGCGCGCCTTGCCAGCGACCAGACCTTCACGGGTCTTAATACCTTCACCTCTGCGGTCGCTGTGCGGGCGGCCCTTAGCGTTACGGGCAATGCCTTCGTGTCGGGGGTCACCACCCTCGCTTCAGCCGTGGACATCAAGGGGGCTACATCCCTCGCCTCCACCCTTCTGGTAAACGGCAACGCTGTCTTCAATAGCAATGTGTCGGTGTCGGGCACCTTCACGGTGTCGGGTGTAGCCAACCTCCTCTCCGCCGTCAACATCAGGGGTGCCACGTCGGTGGGTAGCACCCTCGTGGTCAATGGTGCAGCAACTTTCAACAGCACCGTTAGCGTCTCCAGCGCTGTTGTGGTGGGTCCCGGCGCTGCAGGAACGCCCTCCATCTCCACCACGGGCGACACCAACACCGGCATCTACTTCCCCGCCGCTAACACCCTCGCTGCTTCCACCGCAGGCTCCGAGCGCATGCGGATCGACAGCGCAGGCAACGTCGGCATCGACACGACATCGCCAGCATATAAACTTGACGTAAACGGCGCTATCAGAATGCCAAATGCTACTGTTATTTTCATGAACGATAGCTCTGGAGTAGCCAAACAAACGCTTCAGCTTTTTTCTGATGACAAC